GAAATTATAGTTGAATTAGTTGAAAAAGATCATTTAGTAGGTGAATTAGCTACTGCTGAAAACTTAAGCAATACATTAGGTGTTCAAGTAAAATCATTAGAAAGTTCACTTATATTTTCTAAATCAGCATTAATAAGTGCTGATTCAGCTATTGCTTTAAAATCAAAACAATTTGACTTGTCACAACAAGTAAACGAATATCTTAAAAAAGATCTTAAAACCGCTAAAAACAAAGCATTTTGGAATAAATGGAAAGGTGCTGGCATTGGTATAGGTGCTGGTGTTTTAGTTGGTTTATTGATTAAATAGTTTTCCCTTGCAACCCTCCCATGCACTAAGGCCCAACCATAACGGTTGGGTCTTTTTTATATATTTATATATAACCAACAGCGTTAAATATGTCGCAACAAGCTGATATTAAAGAAATAATAAAGCAGGAATATATTAAATGTGCAATGGATCCTGTGCATTTCTTTAGAAAATACTGTCATATTACTCACCCAGTTAAAGGTAGAACACTATTTCATCTTTATTCGTTTCAAGAAAGTGTATTAGGTGATTTTAGAAATAATCGTTTTTCAATTGTAAATAAATCTCGTCAGTTAGGTATCTCTACATTAGTAGCAGGCTATTCTTTATGGTTAATGTTATTTAATAAAGATAAAACTGTATTATGTATAGCCACTAAACAAGAAACCGCTCGTGGAATGGTTGAGAAGGTACAGTTTATGTATGATAATTTACCTGCATGGATTAAAGGTAATCAAAAACCAATATCAAATAATAAACTATCATTTCAGCTAGCTAATAACTCTAGAATTATAGCTACATCAGCTGCCTCAGATGCAGGTCGATCCTACGCCGTATCTTTGCTACTAATAGATGAGGCAGCATTTATTGAAGGTATTGATAAAATATATACCAGTATTAAACCAACCATTGCAACAGGAGGAGGAATCATTGCATTATCCTCTCCAAATGGTATTGGTAACTGGTTTCATAAAACATATGCTGAAGCTCAAATAGGTAAAAATGACTTCTATCCTATTGAGCTAAAATGGAATTTACATCCTGATAGAGATGAGGCTTGGGAGCTACGTGAGCGTGCAAATATGTCGCCACGTGAATTTGCCCAAGAGTATGATTGTGACTTCCTTAGTTCTGGTAACTCAGTAATTGAACCCGATAATTTATCATTTTATGAACAAACGTACCTCCAGGAACCTGTCGAGCGCCGCTTTATGGGTGGCGACTTTTGGATATTTCAGTATCCTGACTATACTAGGAATTATATTATTAGCGCTGACGTTGCTCGTGGTGATGGTTCAGACTACTCTGCGTTTCACGTTATTGATGTTGACTCGTGCGAGCAAGTGGCTGAGTACAAATCGCAAATCGATACTCGTTCCTATGGCAATATGCTTGTGTCTGTTGCTTCTGAATATAATAATGCTTTACTTGTGGTTGAAAACGCAAACGTGGGTTGGGACGTGGTTAATACCATAATTGAAAAAGGATATAGAAATATGTATTATTCACCTCGTGCTTATGGTGAAATGCAAATGGATAAGTGGATGGCTAAAATGGGTAATGATCAAACAGTTCCTGGCTTTACTACATCAGTAAAAACAAGACCACTTGTTATCTCTAAGATGGAGGCGTATATTCGAGATAGAGCATTCATCTTTCGATCTAAAAGATTGCTAGAGGAATTGCGTGTATTTATTTGGCAAAATGGTAAAGCACAAGCGCAAGTGGGATATAATGATGACCTAGTAATGGCATTAGGTATTGGATTGTTTACTAGAGATACTGGTGTTAAATTTGCTCAACAAGGTATGGATTTAACCCGATTATCTATTAATAATATATCTAATAATCAAAACCCAGCAATGCTTCCACCATCACTACCAAATGGTGCATCAAATCCATATATAGCCGAAACCCCGTACGGTTTTGAGGATTTTAGATGGGTGCTTTAAATTATAAATATTTATTGATATAATAAAATTACAAAATGGCTGAACAAAGTACAGGCTTATTTGATAGATTAAGACGCTTATTTTCCACTGATGTTATTATTAGAAATATAGGCGGTAATCAACTAAGAACAATAGATGTTGACAGAATTCAAGCTTACGGTAATATTAAAACAAATGCATTAATTGATAGGTTTACTAAGTTGCATCGCTATGGCGCTAATATGCCATATAACCCAACAATGAACTATCAAACATTGCGTATTCAGTTATATACTGACTATGAAGCAATGGATACTGAATCAATTATTGCCTCTGCTCTTGATATTGTTTCTGATGAATCAACACTAAAAAATGAAAATGGAGAGGTATTACAAATTAAATCACCAGATGAAAATTTGCAACGCATTCTATATAACTTATTCTACGATGTATTAAACATCGAATTTAATCTATGGTTATGGATTCGCAATATGTGTAAGTATGGTGATTTTTATTTATACTTACAGATTGCTGAAAAATATGGTATTTACGGTGCTATCCCATTATCAGTGTATGATATGATTCGTGAAGAAGGATTAGATCCTTCTAACCCATCTTATGTATGCTTTAAGATTGATCCAATGGTAATTGCCGCTGGTGGTATTAATTCACGTGTTAAAGATAGAGATGGTAAGATTAAATTTGAAAACTATGAAGTAGCGCATTTTAGGCTACTAACTGATGCTAACTACTTACCTTATGGGCGTTCATATATTGAGCCTGCTCGTAAAACTTATAAGCAGTATATTTTAATGAAAGATGCGATGTTGCTACATCGTGTTACTCGTGCCCCAGAAAAACGTATTTTCTATGTTGATATTGGAAACTTACCTCCAAATGAGGTTGATGGATACATGGAGCGTTTAAAGCAGAAAATGCAGAAAACACCATTTATTGATAAAAATACTGGTGAATATAATCTCCGCTATAACATGATGAACGTTATGGAGGATTTTTATATTCCACAACGTGGCGCTAATAGTAATACTAAAATTGATACATTAAAAGGCTTAGAATATAATGCTATTGATGATGTGAATTTCTTACGTGATGAAATGTTAGCTGCCCTTAAGGTACCTAAAGCATTCTTTGGATTTGAAAAAGATTTAACTGGTAAAGCTACATTAGCTGCTGAAGATATTCGCTTTGCTCGTACAGTTGAGCGTATCCAACGCATTGTATTATCTGAATTATATAAAGTTGCATTAGTACACTTATATACTCAAGGATACGATGGTGCATCATTAAATAACTTCGAACTAGCATTAACAGTTCCATCAATTATTTACGAACAAGAGAAAGTAGCATTGTGGAAGGAAAAGATTGATTTAGCTAAAAATATTCAAGATACTCAATTACTACCTTCAGATTGGATTTACCACCATGTATTTCAATTTAGTGAGGATCAATTTGATGAATATCGTGATTTAGTATTAGAGGATATGAAACGCACATTCCGCTTATCACAAGTTGAAAATGAGGGTAATGATCCAGCTAAATCAGGTAAATCATATGGTACACCACATGATCTAGCCTCATTATATGGTAAAGGTAGAATGGGTAATGGTGAAACTGGTGCTATTCCTCCTGGATACGATGAGAAAAATCCTGTAGGTCGTCCTCAAGAAAAAACATCTATTATTAGTACACAACGTGACCCATTAGGTAAAGATAGATTAGGTAGTGAGGAAAATACTATATACACTGCTAATATACCTGATGAGGGAAGCGGTACACCTAAAGGTGGTTCACCACTTGCTTTAGCTGAATCTTTACGCTATAAAGATATGCTTAAAGGTATGCGTGCTGATATGGATAATAAGCAAAACATATTTGAGCAGGAATCTACATTGTTAGATGAAAAAAATATTAAGGGCATATAATATCTACATATTTATAGGTAGTGATTTCTTACTAATATGAAAATCAAACATAGTAAATTTAAAAATACTGGTATATTATTCGAATTACTAGTACGCCAAATAGCATCAGATACCATTTCTGGTAAAGACTCTGCTGCTGTTGGGTTAATTAAAAAATATTTCGGCAAGTCTGAATTAGCTAAAGAATATAAGTTATATCAAGCATTAGTTGGTACTAAAGCATTAACTGAAGTTAAAGCTGAATCATTAATCAGCGCAACGCTTGAAATTTCTTCTCGTTTAAATCGCACTGCGTTACGTAAAGAAAAATATAATTTAATTAAAGATATTCGTGAGGCTTATGGTATTGAAGAGTTCTTCAAATCTAAGATTAACAATTATTCACAATATGCTGCCGCATATAATTTGATTGAAGCTCATAACTCATTAGAGTTTGTTGAGCCATCTCAAGTTATTGAAAACAAAGTAACATTACTTGAGCACATTACACGCAAAGAAGTAAATAAGGAAGATGTTAAAGATCGCGTGTTAGAAGAATTTGCTAAGATGGATAAGGGTACTCGTATCTTAGCCTACAAGATGTTGCTTGAAAAATTCAACGAAAAATATGGTGATATGTCACCAGCTCAAAAAACAGTATTAAAAGAATACATTAATAATATCTCTAATACTGTTAAATTACGTGAATTTGTAAATGAAAGCTACATTGCTATTAAAGCACAAATTACTGAATTAAGCAAATCTGTAGTTGATAAAACTATTCAAATTAAATTAAACGAGGTGGCTAATTTATTAAAGCCACTTGATAAAAACCAAAGCGTAAAGGATGATAATATCATTGCTTTACTTCAGTTTCATCAATTAATTAACGAATTAAAATCCGTAAAATAAAAATGGCAAACTTAATTAACGAAGCACAAAGAATGCAGCAATTAGCTGGTGTTATTAATGAATCACAAGCAGAATCTCAAGAGTTAAGTGAAATGTTACCAAATGATATTAAAGTAGGTGAACTTTATATTGCTAGTATGGCAACACAAAATGACGGAAGTACTAGAATTGATGTTAAAGTTAAAGTTGTAGGACCTGCTAAAGAACTTAGCGATACACATTTTGTAGTAGAACCAGTAGAAAGTAAGAGATATGTTAATCCTGTATCTAAAGGAGAAAATGAGTTTTCAAAAGGAAAACAATATAATGTTGAAGCAATGTATTTAAAGCCTGTTGGAACAAACGAATCTCTTGACATTGAAGAAATCGTAAACGAAGCATTAAAAGCTGTTCGCAAGTAATGGACTTAAAAGAATACATAAGATCATTAGTACAACAGGAGCTAGAAGAAATATCTGCTACTGGTGCCATTGGTGTTGGTGCTGGTCCTATCATGACGCCATATGCGTTTGCTAAAAAAGGACAAAAGAAAAATACTGCTACAAAATATGCTGAAAAATTAGGATATAAAGTAGCTAAAAAACCAAAAACATCTAAAGTTGTAGACTATAAAAAAATATTTGAAATGAAATCATTAAACGATATTATCGATCAAGAGTTACTTAACGAAGTAACATACAATAAGTTTAAAACTGAAGTTAAATTCAGAACTAAATCTGAACAATTGCATAAAGCAATTCGTGAAGTAAAACGTAAATTACAAGAAATTGATCGTATTGTTGAATACACTTCACGCATGAAGCAAGAATTAAGTGAGGATGGAGGTATCAATTATTGGAAAGCTACTCAAAAGAATGTAGGTCAAATTTCTGAAATGATCAATCAACTTAATAATAAAATTAAAAATTTAAATCAATAATGGCAAACGTACCTTCAAATTTTAGTGCAGCTCTTATAAGTGGATCAGCTTCAATTTCTGGTTCATTTGCTGGTTTTACTACTTTAACTGCTGGAACTTTTACAGGATTAAAAGATGGAAACGGTGGAAGTGTAGTAGGAAATGGTATTGCATTTCCAGCTGGTGTTACTGTTCCTCTTTCTGTAACTAGTGCCTCTATTTCTTCAGGTGTAGTATTATTATATCCTTAAAATAGTAAAATAAAATGGCAAAGGCAAGAGGTGGTGCTAAAGAAGCTCGTAAAATAACCTTTGGTAAAAGAAAAGGCGGTAAAGCAAAAAAGTCACGTGGACCAAAAGATAAAAAAGTATCAAAATATCGTGGCCAAGGAAGATAAAATAAAATAAAAATGAAACAATCAATTAACGAAATCAAAAGAATGCAGCAATTAGCTGGTATTTTGAAAGAAAACTACAGTC